CCGAAACGATTGCGGCTCCGGGTATAGACCAGGTAAGCCGCTCCGCTTCTTTCAGAAAACGGGTAAAGACTAAAATACCTTTCCGTTTTCCTCCGGCTTTGGGATTCATCAGTCTTTGGACAATATGAACGAGATAGCCGTAAAAGTCTATCCGTTCATATTCTCTTTGAACTGACCTATCTGTATAGTCGGCACCAGTAGTATTTACTTTCAAGTTAAGTTCATTCCACCCTGAAGGATTCATTGAATAGTAATCCAACTTCGCCAAGTAGCCCATATCTAATAGGGTTGATACCTGTACATGATAAATGACCTCTGAAAAGACATGAGGTTTTGTCCGGGTGATGAATTTCAGCATAGAACCAAAGTCACGGCTGGAACTTAAACGATACGGTGTAGCTGTCAGTCCAAGAACCTTACACTTCACCGCATCAAAAAAATCTTTGTACATACCCTCTTTAGGGTTAACAAGGTGGCATTCGTCCACGATGATGTTCTTGAAGTGGGTGAACAGTTCGGGATGATTCTGCCGATTGTAGCAAATGTTATCCGGCTTATCTCTTTTGAGTTGAAGGAAGCCGAATAGATGCTGCAATCAAGAATACCGTATGAGCAGAGTTTCTTGAAATTCTGCTCGACAATTTCACGTGATGGACAAAAAATAAGCACATAGTCATTTAGTCTATGTGCTATATCCGCAATTACTATTGATTTACCCGCCCCTGTTGGCAGTACCATAACACCGTTACTTTTCTTATTCTTGTCTTTGAAAAAGGCTACCGCTTTATCAGAGGCAGCCTTTTGATAATCCCTAAGTATTATTGCCATAATAATCAGTTTTATAATAGCACTTACAACCACGTGTTGTTTTTTGCTTGCCTCTACAACAAGCGGCTATAAGCGAATGATTAAACCCTTCTTTTTCGGCAGCCTTTGCCGATTTGTACTCTTTTATAGAGCCATCAGAAAACACTATTACTATTTCTTTACAACAAGACTTATGTAATGACTTTATATGTTTTTTACATTTTTCGCTTGCCCTGTTTGATTGCGATATGTTTTTACGTGCCAAATCAAAATTCAAATTTTCTTTTGTTGTACACCATCGCAAGTTAATTGCTTTGTTATCGGTACGAATACCATTTATATGGTCAACACATGGCAAACTACTGTCATTTGGCACGTGAGCTTTCGCAACCAGACGGTGTACGAGAAGTAGTTTCTTTATGTTGTTTTTACAAAGGCAGATTTGAGCATATCCATTTTTGCCAACTCTATCTATCAGTATTCTTTCTCTGCAAAATGTTAATGCCCCACGTTTACCTTTTCTGTATCTTTCTAAAGACTTTACCCTACCAAAGTTTGATACTTGGTATAAACCTTCGTACCCTTCAATGTCTTTCCAAATTTCATCCATAATTATTTCATTTAAGAGTGAATAATAAAGGCAGCCTTTAAAGTCGTGCGAAGACTGCCTTGGGATAATCGTGTTATCTCATAAGATTTGATATTGAAATAAGCCTTTCAATTAGCGTATCTTCTGATTCTTTAGTCATGCCTGTAATCATATAGCGTTTACAAGCTCTGAATGTCATTACAAAAACATCACGCTCTATTGGCTTATACTTTGTCATGAAAGCGTCCATACGTGGCGTATCAAATTGCCATAGATATTTATATTGTTCATCTGTCAAACGATGTTTATTTATTTTCAATCCATTCATGTAGAACTTGTTTTTAAAACGAACCAATCCACTTCGTACCGATAAATCAGAGTTATTAAAACCTTTATTAAATATTACCGAAGAAGCCATTTTCACCAGCTCAAGAAATGCCACTTCTGTAAATGGCAGATACGGTTGCATCTTTTCAGATATACTTTTTAATTGGCGGTATTGCTTACCTGTTAAGCAAGTTATATAATTGCCATAAGGGTCTTTTCTCATAATTACGCTATCTTTATAAGGTTACACTTCTTGAAACATCTGTATTCTTCTTTTTCAGTGTCCCAGTACACTTGCAGATTATCATTCGGCTTTCTGCCTGTACCTTTCACCTCACCGATAAGATTCTCTTTGAGAGTGCCAAAGGCTTGACGTAACGTGCCATCGGTTTTCTTGAAGTAGAACTCTACTATCTTCACTTTCAAAGCTGCTTTGAGCTTTAAATTAGCCCATGCGCATTTTAATGCCTCACTCATTGAATAACCGT